CCTCGCAGGTGAGGCGACCACGCTCATCGGTCTTCGGGCCTCGGAACTGGTTGCCGAAGATCCGGCGGCGCCTCCCACATGACTTATGATCGAATTATAGCAGATGTGCCGCCAGGTCGTGACGGAACGCCAGAACGATTTTTGCAGGAGGGGTCGATGATGATTGAAGTGCCGCGAACAAGAGTACGTTTCCGCTAGAGAAGCTAAAAACGCCATTGAATTGGCGAGTACCGAAAAAAACGCTACTAGAGCTTTTGAAGCATACATGAAAAGATAAGCTATGAGTATATTTTCATTTTTTTCTTTGTTTAAACAAAGATCTAATTACAAGACTATAGAGGCTAAACCAGCCCCCACGCCTTCAGTAAACACTATTCTTGGCTCTACATATCAAGATGATCTTCTCATGGAAGATCTAATAAAGAATGAAGGATTGGTTCTTCATGCCTATTTGGACACAAAAAAGCTCGTCACTATTGGTATTGGAACCATGATTGATAAAAGTCGCGGCGGAGGTATCACAAAAGAAGAGGCAATTTATCTTGCCAAGAATCGCCTTAAAAAAGCCGCTCAGCAACTAGATGAACACCTGCCTTGGTGGAGAGAACTTTCCTCAACAAGACAACGTTTAATGATAGAATTGTGCTACAATATGGGAATTGGATCCAAAACTTCCGGGCTGTTGTCTTTTGTGAATACACTTCCTGCGATACAAAGAGGTGATTACCTGACTGCTGCTAAAGGACTTCAGAACTCTAAATGGGCAAGAGACGTTGGACCAATTAGGTCTGGTAAAATGATCAAAATGCTTTTAGAGGGATAATACCCGCTTCGCTAGTAGACCAACCCAAACGAGGAACATATCTAATGTTTGAATTTCTAAAGAAGAATGCCGCAATGGCTATGGCGTCTGTCGCCCTAGTTCTTTCTGGCTGTAATAGCTTTACAGATATGCGTGCTCCGCCAAACATTTATGCGGACTCTGGTAGTGTTGCTGAAACGGCTTTGACCACGATTAAAGCCTTTGGTGCTGCACAAGACACAATCATCACTGTTTGTGGCCCTGCTCTCCCAGACACCGTCGAAGGAGATGCGTGTGCTAAGATCATCCCGGTCGAGCAAACTCTAAGACCCGCAGTGGCTGCTGCTGGCCAAATTGGCGCAGAATACGCTGATATTGATGCTCGAATCCGTGAGCTAGGTCCTAAAGCCCCCGCTGAATGGCTTCTTGCCGCAGCTGAAGTAGCAAGTAGACTTTCCGCCGCATATGACCCAATTCGGGCCGATGTTGATGACTTCCTTGGTAATGTAGGAGCCTTGAACTAATGGCTAATCTAGCTGCAATCATTAAAACCGCGGAGCGTGCTGTTGGCATCCTTCGTATGCTTGAGCCGGTCCTGGGTGACCAAACACCATTCGTCAAAGATGGACTGGCAATTGTCGGCAAAGTGCTGACAGGCGTTAAGTTTGGCTCCTCGTCTTATTCAGCACTGCTTGCAGAGCTGGATGGTGTAGTCACTGAAATGGAAGCTGTTCGCACCAAAGGCGGTGTTGTTGGTGACGATTTCAAAATTGAAGTGGCCAAGATCAAAGATCGTGGAAACAAGATTGACGCGATCCTTGCAGGACTTAAAAGCTAGCCCTCCCGGAAAACTAGCTGATAAGAGGAGGTACGAGCGGATGCGTTCGTACCTCTTTTTTATATAAGGAATAAATAATGTACAGAACTCCGGCAGAGCTTCCTAACGAGCACGTATTAATGTATTCCGTGGAACTTGACGGACCTTTTCTACAAGTAACTAACCATTTATTTGAATGTGTATTCCCAAGTTCTGAGGCTCCAGGAAAGACTTACGTCTTTATTGAAGAGTTCGACACTAGCTCTTAGGCTTTACTTTAAAAAGTTACAGCACTATTCCTGTTAAACATTGCTCATAACTTCGAGGGCCACCAATGGCTGATCAAGATATCCTAGATTCTGATGACAGCTTAATTGTCAATGGTAGAGACCTTGAAAGCAAACAAGACATAAAAACTGTTAATGCTAAACAGTTAAGAGAGTTTAATAAGCAGAGTCCAGGCGCAGTAAAACTCACTGATTGGGTCAACGAACCGTCTATTACTGATCTTAAAAAAGATCTTGGGGCCGCTAAACCGTTTAGAGACACTCACGTATCTGACATCGATCGATGGGAGATTCTTAGAAACGGTGGTGTTCAGCCTGCCAAACGCCGCGGCAAATCATCTGTAAGACCTAAGCTAGTACGTCGACAAGCAGAGTGGAGATACTCAGCTTTGTCTGAGCCGTTTCTCTCTTCTGAAGATATCTTCCAAGTAAACCCAAGAACTTTTGAAGATAGTACAGCAGCTTCTCAAAATGCTATTCTATTAAACTGGCAGTTCAGAACCAAGATCAATCCAGTTAATTTGGTCAACCAAGCGGTTCGGATCTTTGTAGATGAGGGCACAGTAGTATTCCGTCCTGGCTGGACTAGAGAAGTTGAAGTCGAAACTGTTATGGTTCCGATCTATCAATACTCTGAAGTCATGGAAGGCACTCCAGAAGAACAAGCTTTGATGCAAGCCCTGGAGCTAAAAGACGCAAATCCTAAAGCTTTTTATGAGATGAACACAGCAATCATTGCCAGCATTGAGTTCTCTCAAGAGCAAGGCCAAGCTGCTTGGGCAGTTCAAGTTGGGGAAGAAGAAGCTCAACAAGAAAAAATAATTAAAAACCATCCCACCATGAAAGTGGTCAATTACCAGAACTTGTACATTGATCCTTCTTGTGGAGACGACCCAGAAAAAGCTGCTTTTATCGTAGAGTCTTTTGAGACTTCAAAAGCAGAGCTCATGAAAGACGGCCGGTACAAGAACCTTGGTTCCGTTAGCTTTGCCAGTGCCGATCTGCTTACAGAAACAGAGCACGGTACGACAACACCTCAAGACTTCAATTTTGATGATGAAGCTCGTAAGCGCATAGTCGCCTATGAATACTGGGGTTTGGCTGACATCAACGGTACAGGTGAGCTTGAGCCTATTGTTGCTACCTGGATCGATAATCAGTTGATTAGAATGGAATTGAATCCTTTTCCAGACCAAAAACCCCCATACGTCTTTGCTAGCTACTCGCCTAAGAAGAGATCTGTGTTTGGTGAGCCAGACGCTGAATTGCTTGAAGACAACCAAGCTATTTCTGGTGCTCTCACAAGAGGTATGATCGATTTGCTGGGTCGCTCTGCTAACTCTCAGCAGGGCATTCAAAAAGGTATGTTGGATATCACTAACCGCAGACGTTTTGAAAGCGGTGAAGACTATGAATTCAACCCATCGACCAATCCTAACAGTGGATTGATTCAACACAAATACCCTGAAATACCTCGCTCTGCGCTTGAGCTCTTAGTGGCTCAAAATCAAGAAGCTGAAGGTCTTACAGGAGTCAAAGCGTTCTCTGGCGGTATTTCAGGAGAAGGCTTTGGTGATGTAGCTGCAGGTATTCGTGGTACTTTGGATGCAGCTTCTAAAAGAGAGATGGATATTCTTCGTCGTCTCGCAGAAGCGTTTAAGCAAGCTGCCATCAAAATCATCGCTATGAACGGAGTCTTTCTCAATGAGAGAGAGACTGTTCGCGTAACAAACGAAACTTTTGTTGAAGTTAAAAGAGAAGATCTTGAGGGGCAGTTTGATCTTATCATTGATATTTCAACTCCTGAGATCGACGAGCGCAAAGCTGCAGATCTGTCGTTTATGCTACAGACTGCAGCGTCGACACTACCTCTTGATTTTACTCAAATGATCTTGGCTAAAATCGCTAAGCTTAGAAAAATGCCTGAGCTTGCTAACCAAATTAAGACTTACAAGCCAGAACCTGATCCAGTTCAAGAAGCTCTTAAGCAACTTGAGCTTAAAAAGATTGAACTCGAGATTGGTAAAATTCAGAGTGAGATTAACAGAAACAACGCTCAAGCTGAGAAACTCCAAGCTGATGCAGACAGTACAGACCTCGCAACAGAGATGGCTGGTTCAGGAATCACTCATCAGCAAAACATGGAAAAACAGTCTGAACAGGCTCGTGGCAACCAAGATTTGGCAATCACCAAAGCTATGGTTGATAAGCGTAAGCCTGAAGACGGGCCTTTGGATTTGGAAGAAGCACTTGGTTTCAACCAACTCACAAAGAAACTGGCCTCGGCAAGTAATCAGCCAGTAAGTGTACTTCCGCCACAAGCCCCAACACTTCCACCACCAGAAGGAGTAGTTCCCCCAGGACAAGAATTACTTGACCCGAATCAAGTTCTCCCACAGTAAGACTATTGTTTACTAAAGACCCAAGAATATAGGAAACACCCAAATGACCGGACTAGAGAGAGAAATCCAAGAAGTTGAGTTGGCGATCGAAGAAGCCAATGCTGCAGTTAAAAGAGCAAGTCAACTTCGCAAGCTTATGAAGAATGCCGAGTTTAGGGCAATTATTGAGGAAGACTACTTGAGAGAAGAAGCCATCAGATTGGCCCATATCTTTGGAAGCCCTAGTCCTACGCTTAAAGCAGCGAAGGATGATATTGCTACTGATATTCAAGGCATTGCTTCATTGAAACGATATTTCCATACCATTTTGCAAATGGGCACACAGGCTAACGATGCGCTAATAGCACATCAGGAAAACCTGGATGAGCTCCGTCAAGGTGATGCAGACGCGGAGGATCTTAACTAATGGCTGATCCTGTTGTGAAAGATCCAGAAGACAAAATTATTGATGAAACAGATGTTGAAGAATCAGCTGTTAATGAAGAAGTAGTCTCTGATGAAGAAGAAGTTGTTGAACCAGAACAAGAAGATGTTCTGGGGATGTCTGATGAAGACTTTGAAAAACAACTTTCTGAAAAAGAAGAAGTTGCTGCTTCTACAGAAGAAGACGAAAAAGAAAACGAAGCAGAGGTTGTTGCTGACTCAGCAATTAAAGACCCTGTGCCGGCTAGAAAAGCTCCAACAAAAGAGCCCGTAAAAGAAGTTGTTGTTTCTGGCGATCCTCTTCAAATAGACGATGCCGCAGCGGTACTTGCCTATAGAGAAATGATGAAACCGTTTAAAGCTAACGGTAAGACAGTCCAGGCAAGAACACCCGAAGAAGCTATTCGTCTCATGCAAATGGGCGCAGGACATATCAAGTATCAAACGCAAGTAAGACCTTTGTTGGCTCAAGTAAAAACTCTTGAAAACGCGGGTATTACAAACAGCGATCTTAATTTTCTTGTCGAACTTCACAACAAAAACCCAGAAGCAATTAAAAAGCTTGTTCGTGATGCAGATATCGATCCTTACGACATTGTTGTTGACGATAATGCTAAAGAAGCTGACAAGACGTACCAACCTAAAAACTATCTAGCTACAGAAGATCAAGTTGCCCTTGAGGAAATTCTTAGAGAAGTTCAAGAACAGCCTGCAGGTGAAGCTCTTTTGAAAGCAGTTAGAGTTGACTGGGACCAATCCAGCCGAAAAATGGCTCTTGATGAGCCAAATGTTCTAAGGATTCTGACCGAACAAAAGCAATCAGGTGTTTATGATCTGATCACTGCTGAAATCGACCGCAGAAGAACCTTGGGTGAATTCGCCAATGTACCGATCCTTACTGCCTACCACCAAGTAGGCACTGAGATGCAGAGTAGTGGCGCATTCGATAGCCTGACCAGCGACAGCGCTGATCTAACGAAACAAGACCCCGCACCATCTAAAGTAACTCCTCAACCATCTAAGATTATTGCTACGAAAGCTGCAGTACCAAAACAATCTAACAGCTCAGCCGCGGTCAAAGCTATTGCTCCGGTTAAGACGGTTGTTGCGCCTAAAGCTGACCTCTCTAACGTCATGAATATGAGTGACGAAGAGTTTGCAAAAATCGAAGGTCTAGAGAAGTTTGCTTAATGATGGCTCGGACCATTCATTAACAGAGGATTAAGAGTATGCCTGATGCAGCTCATCTTTATAATAATCCGCCTTCGGTAGATTCGACTGTCGGCGGCGGCCAAATGAACGAGTTCTTCTACCAGAAGAAGGCTCTTATCGACGCGCGTCGTGAAATGTATTTTATGCCTCTGGCTGACACTGTGTCGATGCCTAAGCATTATGGTAAGCGAATTAAAGTTTACCATTACGTTCCACTTCTGGACGTTCGCAACGTAAACGACCAGGGTATTGATGCTGCTGGTGCTGCTATTGCTGACGGTAACCTTTATGGTTCTTCGAAGGATGTCGGTACGATCACATCGAAACTACCTGTAGTTTCTGAATCTGGTGGCCGTGTTAACCGCGTTGGTTTTACACGTATCACCCGTGAAGGTACTATTTCGAAGCTCGGCTTCTTCACTGAATACTCTCAGGAAGCGATCGACTTTGATACGGATGCAGAACTGATGATGCATATGAACCGTGAACTCGTTTCCGGTGCTGTTCAGATCTCTGAAGCCGCTCTCCAAATTGACCTTCTTGAAGGTGCCGGCGTCGTTTCTTATGCAGGTGACGCTGTCTCTGACATCACGGTTAATGGTGAGTCTGCTGATCCGGCCGTGGTCGACTACAGAGACCTCTTTAATCTTAGCCTTGTTCTTGACGACAACCGTACGCCAAGAGAGACCAAGATTATTACTGGTTCCCGCATGATTGATACGCGCACCATTCGTGGTGGACGTGTCATGTATATTGGTAACGAGCTCCAAGCCACTGTTGAAGAGATGGTTGATCCCTTTGCAGCAAAAGCTTTTGTGCACGTTCACCAGTATGCAGCCGCTACTGCCACGCTTAATGGTGAGATTGGCACAGTCGCTCAGTTCCGCATTGTTGTGGTTCCTGAGATGCTCTACTACGAGGGTGCAGGTGCAGTTGTCACCACAAACCCTGGTTTCCGTGATGATGGCACTAACTACAACATCTATCCGATGCTTGTTGTTGGTGAAGCTTCCTTTACGACCATTGGCTTCCAGATTGGTGGCAAGGGCGTCAAGTGGCAGATGATTCACAAGAAGCCTGGCGTGGATATTGCTGACCGTACGAATCCATACGGTGAGATCGGCTTCCATTCTATCAAGTGGTGGTATGGTACGATGATCCTGCGTCCTGAGCGTCTTGCTCTGATCAAGACTCTTGCGAAAGAGTAATACAGAATAGCGTCATCCTCTTTTGGGAGATCGAGGGTGGCGCTGCCTGGCTAGATTTTTCTTGGGTGGTCTAGCCAGGCTACTCTGTGTAGCCCGAGATACTTTAAATGAATAGGAAACACCCAATGTCTGATGAAAACACAGAACAAGATTTTGAAGAAGAAGCTGCTGCGAGCGAAGATGCTTTTGACAACGGACCCACTCGTTTGGAGTCCCTTAAGCAAAAGGCTAACGCAATGGGTCTAAAGCATTCTCCTAATATTGGAGAAGAAACACTTGCTCAAAAGATCAAAGAAGAAGAAACAAAATTCTCTAAAGATCCACTTGAGCAAAAAGCAGTCCAGACAAAAACTTTGGCTCCTGAAGCTAAAACTTCGGATCCTAAAGTTCCTCGTAAAGGGGAAACCCCTTCTTTAGAAGAGATGCTGCTTATGGATACAGATGATGTTCTTGAGTATCCGCCGCATTTGCGTACACGCATTATAAGAGCAGTACAAAGACACCAGGGCCTGAAGCTTATTCGTTGCCAGATCTACAATAACAATCCGGCAAAAAATGACCTTAAAGGCGAGATTCTTACTGTCTCCAATAAGTATATTGGTGTGGTTCGCAAGTTCATTCCTTTTGGTGAAGACACCGAAAAAGGCTACCACGTACCGCAGATTCTTTATGACATGCTCAAGCGTCGTAAGTATCAACGTGTGACGACCGTCAAAAACCTTGATGGTACAGAGCGTGTTGTCCAGTCAATGACGCCTGAATACACAATCAATGTTCTGCCTCCTCTTACACAGACAGAACTCAATGAACTTGCAATCCGTCAAGCCGCTGCTGAACGCGTAGGCTTGGTTTAATGTCTAACTGCTGATGGGAATTATTCATGGCTAACGATCCTTCTACCGAAGCACAAAGTATTTATGTTGAGCTTACGACAGCTGAAGCATTCCCGTCAGTAGCTGTAGATATCACTTCTACTGACTTTGCTCTTCCTTCAACCGTAGGAAATCCTCTTTATGTGGCTTCTGCTGCAGTAACTGTTGAAAAGCTGACAGACAAGAATCCAGACGGCGTCGGTGTATTTGATGTCATCATGAAATCAGTTCGGAACCATATTGGTGAAGAATATGATCTTGGGCATATATCAGCCCAAGAGTACGCATCAGTTTACGTACAAATGACTACCGCGGCGCTTCAAACAGCGACACAGTTTCTCATTCAAAAAGACGCAGCCACGTACACTAATGCACTGATTCAGATGCAGGCGCGCGAAGCTGAGATTAAATCAGTCATCGCCGCGGCTATGCTAGCCCAGCAAAGACAATCTTTGGTTCTCACTGAGATCCAGGTGCTTACAGCCAAAGCTGAATACGCTCTCAACAAAATGAGACTTGCTACTGAAGACATTACTTACACCAAGATTGAAAAAGACATGGAAGTAAGTGCTGCTCAGAAGCTTCAGATTGAGGCCCAAACAAATATTGCTGGTTACCAGCTTACAGACATTATGCCTGAAGAGAAAGCCCAGCTTCAATATCAGACCACATATGTGTTGCCGGCCGGCGTGGCTAAGACAAACTATGAGACCACGCAAATCATGCCGCAACAAAGAGACAGTCTGCTCAAAGACGTGGCGATCAAGACATATCAATTGGCGAGTCTTTTGCCTGAGCAGCTTATCCTTACCAAGGAACAGGTTGAGGTTCAGCGAGCTCAGACAATGGACACTAGAGTCAATGGTGTTACCGCTATTACAGGCGCAATCGGCAAACAAAAAGACCTGTATGATCAGCAAATTGATTCATACATCAAAGACGCCAGGCATAAGAGTGCTAAGTTCTGGATTGATGCCTGGATCACCCAAAAGTCTTTGGATGAAGGTTTGGCTGCGCCAAGTGAGTTTACCAATTCAAACGTAGATGAGGTGCTTGCAAGCCTTAAGCTGGATCTTGGTCTTACATAAAAAGAACTAAGTTATGAGCCTTTTTGGTAGTAAGAAAAAAGTTTATGTTTCCTCTACCGTTTACAAAATGGCAGATGATGACACCAATCGTTCGTCTTATATTCAAGAAATCATAGCTGCTAATGCTCTGGGAACGAGTAATGTTAGTATGGGTGAAGCTATTGGTCTAGGTATTAGGAATGGACCAAGAGCCTCTCAAAAAAGCTTTTTTAAGTGGGCTAAGAATAACTACGATTTTGGTATGGCCCGAGCGGCTATCAATTATAATGAAGTTATTGATAGTGTCGCAGTAGCAGCGCGAATTTTTGTAGAAGATTTTGCCAGCGATCCGAACATTGAAGTAACCGTAAATACTGCTTTCATCGATAACGCCGATGAGAGCTATTATGGCGAACGCTTTATTTATGAAAACAGACCTGAGCTGGCTGACTCTGATTGGGCTGCAGACGTAGATCCTGATACTAATGATATCTGGATCCAGTATGCCCCAGGCGCAGAGTATCCAACAGGTACACCTATATCTAGTGAGTACTTTTCTGAGCCTGGTTTTGATTCTAGTGACACTGTGCTTGTGGCTTACTACACAGCCAGAAACACTTTCACAGATACCTCGTATCCAGTTAAAGTTTTTATCTATAAGATTGGTGATGGAGTTGCTGCCCTAGATAATTACCGTGTTCAGTTAGACGACGGCATAGCAACAAGAGAGTTTTACCCATTCATACCTCTTAGGATTAATAACAAATCTGTATTTGAAGCTGGATCTCCCGCTACAGGCAAAGAAGATGAGATTCGAGAAGCATGGAAAAAAGGTCTTGGAGGTGACATTGATGATGCACTCACCGAGATTGAGGCTAATCCTTCGCTTGGCGATATTGATTACGCTTATCTTGTGTTTGGAGTTTCTTTGAACACACAAAGCAATGTCGAAAAACAATACCTGTTTGAGTTTTTTCGTACACTTGCTGGTCGACAAACCACCACGGCCGCTGACTTCACAAACTATCAGGCCATCAATGACACTTTGGGTAACCAATTACGCGAGTTGAATATAGATTCACCTCTTCTGAACAATCGTGCTTTTAACGACCTAATAAACCCAGGGTATCTTCAGGGTGTCGACGTAGGCACTCAATCCGTGGCTCCCCAGATTACTAACATTCATCTGACTTTGCCTACACCGGAGCTTGGTGTTTTAGACATGAAGATCTCTTGGTCAGATATTTCTGAAACCAGAGCTACAGGTAAAGCCTTTGCTAGAGCAAAGGTAGGCGAAGTCGAGGTTAAAGAAGGCATAGCCTACAACGAAAGAACAGAGCTTGGTTTTATCAATAGAAGGTTTGCATCTTCTAATCCTGTAACGGGTCTGACAATACGAAAACAGATCAATTCTCTTGAGTATATTGAGATTAAGATCCAGGGTTTGATGCATAAAAACCTGATCTATAAAGGCAAGTCTGTCGACATCACAGCTCGAGATGCCATGGCAGATCCAGACGAGTCTGGGTTTATTATACCTCTTCATGAACCTACGCTTAAGCGTCTTGGTTCAGTTATATCTACTGAGCTGGCTCGAGAATCTTTCATACTGGTATTCAATTCATACCAAGTGGTGAAAACCAAATGGTATCAAAAAGGTATCTTCAAAGTACTTCTTGCAATTGTCATTGCCATCGTAGTTGCTATTGTTTTTTATTACTTTGGCCCTGAAGCTGCAGCAGCCACTGCTGAAGGGGGTTTTGGGCTATTAGGAGGTGCCGCAACAGTTGGAGCACTATTGGGCTTCACCGGCATCCTGGCAATTGCTGTAGGCGCCGCGGTAAACGCAATTGCTGCACTTATAGTACTTCAAGTCATTGGTTCAGTGGCTGGCGAGCTATTTGGAGATAAAATAAGTCAAATCATAACCTTAATAGCAGCAGTTGCTATTTCTCTTGGTTCAGGTCCAGGTGGCTGGTCTACTGGGAATATGGCAGCAAACATTGGTAATATGGCATCGATCGACAAACTGTTGATGATGACTAACGCAACAACAGATCTAGTGAGGCTGTATCAACAGTCTGCTTATCAGAAGATCATGGAAGAGACCCAAAAGTGGAGTGAAGATTCTCAAGCTAAGCAAAAAGAGCTTGAAGAGCTCATGTCAGAGTTTGACGGCAAAAACGTCATAGATCCTCTTATGCTGGTCGACTTCTCAAACCCGCTCGACAATACCAAGATATTTGGTGAAAACTTCGTAATGGCTGCTTCTGCTAGAGAATCACCCGAAACGTTTCTTTCTCGAACCTTAGTAACAGATCTTTCTTCTTTAAGCCACTCTATGGTCTATAGATTTGTAGACCTTTCATTGACTTTGTCTTAGGTTACAGAGTAAATCTAAGGCGATCTAAATAGGATATTTATTATGGGTTTTATACAGGCACCTAAGCTGCAAAGCACTAGTCCTCAATGGACTTCAATGCTTCCTACAGCTCAACCAATCTCAACAAGTATTGCTGGCTTTGGTTCTGCAGGACCTGATATTAAGCCAGAAGAAATGGGCTTGGGCGATAAGCTTGGAACGATAGGTAATGTGGCTGAGTCACTTGCTGGTCTGTTCAGTGCTTTTCAAGGATTTAAGCAAACTAGCCTTTTGAGAAAAAACTTTGATTTCCAAAAGCAAGCTTGGCTCAAACAATTTAGTAAATCCGAAGAAGACCATGCTCGTGAACTAGCCGATCGCAACAGAAACCGTAAGCAAGTTGAAGATCAGACTTTGTCTGCTTAACGTTAGGAACTACCAATGCCTATTAGATTCAATTCTGTCGGTCTGCCTACAGGTATCGATACTGAAGGTTTGTCTTCTGCTGCCACCCAGACAGCAACTGGAATAGCCGCAATTGGTGCTGGGCTTACAAACCTGGGTGCAAGAAAAGACGCACGAGATACTGCTGCTAAAGAAAAAATGCAGAACCAAGCTCTCGAGTATTTTACTCTCAAAGCAACTAATGCCACCTCTGAAGACGAACTGTTAGCGGTCGGTAAAGAGATGGAAGTGTACAACGCTGCTGGTGGAATACCGGGCCGTAACGGCGGAGCTGTTAAAGGCGGCGCTGCAGCTCTTAGCGCAATTAACAAAGACTGGCTTACTAGTTCAGGGATTAAACTGGACAATACAATTAAAGACATCGAAGCAGATACGAACCAAGCTGCTCTTGACGCAACAAACCTTACAAATAAGTTTAATACAGATGAAGCTGGCGTAATAAGCCAAGCTTTACTGCTGTCGACTGGTGGGGATGTAGAAGGCTTTCGTGCGCTTCT